ATGCATGACACGTTCATCACAGTCGCACGCGGAGCAATCGCCATCATGGTGACAATCATGCTCGCCTTCGCATGGTTTTGCGAATACGCGAACACGCCAGTGCATTACACGACAATTCAGACCGTTGACGAAGGCGGATTCGAACACGACTGCCTAGTCGCAACCTACAAGAAGGACATGAGGCTTGACTGCACCCATCCAAACGATTGAAAACCAAGCCCGCTCAATCCAAGAAGAACTCGGACGGCACCTCTCCGCACTGCCTGAAGACTTCGACAATCCGAAGACACTGAAGGCGCGAATGGACCTGCGCAGGGCGTATAATGCTGCTACGGACATCGTGGAACTCACGATGAGACTCAGACTGGAAAGGCTGATATGAACTTCAAACGACACTTGAACAAGCGAATCCGACTAGTGGAAGGAACAGACCCGAATGCGACCGATACCGGAATGGGAGGCTCTGAAGGCTCGACTGGAAGCGCAGCGTCCACGACACAGCAGGAGCCGACAATCACCCAAGCCCAGCTCGACGCCATCATCAGCCGAAAGCTCGCCAAGGAACGCGAAAAGCTCGAAGCAGCCCAGAAAGCAGCCGAAGACGCCCGAAAACTAGCCGAGGAAACCGAGAAGCGCGTCAATGAGGCCCGTGAGAAGGGCATCAGCCTTGGCCTGTTGCAGGCGAAGCGCAACGCCATCGCCGAACAGTACGGATTGAGCGCCGACCTGCTGCCCACTGAGGAAGACAGGCTCGACGCCTTCGAAAAGCAGCTCGCGGCAAGCATCAACAGCCGCACGCGCGTCACGCCAGTGACCGTCGAACCTGCGACCAAGACGCCCGACTGGATGGGTGCAGCGCATGCGTGACATCCGAATCCTCAGCATGATGATGCGAGACGAAGACGTTCCGGCAACCTTCTCAATCTTCGACGATGACATAGTGGTGACAACACCAACGGAGTTGGACGAAAACGAGAAGGACAAGCTGGTAAAACGTTTTGCCGAGCGTCTATTACAGCTGGGACTCTCCATGTACGACTGGAAGGAAAAGGATTGACCGACGAACTGAAGCCGCTCGCCACCGTCGAAGACACAGAAGTGTACCTGCGCCACAAAGTGCCCATCGACCTCGTGGACTATGAGGAACGCAAACGCGGAGCAGCATCCAACGTGCTACGCATGATGTACCGCAACCAAGGCGACGATTTAGACAAGCAGGTCACGGAAGACCCGCTCACCCGCCAAATGGTCGCCGACATCATCGGCGTCAGCGTCGCGCAGGACGTGAGCCGCAAGGAATCCATGTCCGACAGCGACACCGACCTGAGCGCGTTCAAAACATTCACCCAAACGGCGGGCGGCTACAGTTTCACCGGCGAATGGCGAGGCAACACGGACGACGTGTTCTTCACCAGCAACCAACTCAAACAACTGGGCGTCGGACGCGCCACCATAGCAAGGTTCCAACTCTGATGCGCTACGGACTCAAAACACACGAAATCACCATCACCACCGTCGACGGCCAACACATTGTCAAAGGCATCGTGACCGCGAACACCACAAGCGAAGACACCGGCACATTCGACAACATGACCGAAGTGGACTCGCTCACCATCCACGTCACCACACCCGACACGCCACCGGAAATCGACGGCGGAGAACTCGAATACTATGGAAACACCTACCACGTCACCTCCATCAAACCACCCATCGACCCCGAAAACAGGGTGATGTTCAACCCGTTCAAATGGAGTTTCAACGCGAAGCAGGTGCAATACTAGTGGCAAGGCTCAAAGGCGCCAAAATCATGGTCGCCGCACCGAACGCGGCAACCAACATCGTGATGCAGTCTGCTGGGTTCCAACAGGAGTCCCGCCGCGTCGCATCACGAATCATGCCGCAGCTGCGAATGGACTCATACAGGGGCAAACCGCCATCCATGACCACATACCGCACGCTCAGTAGCTTCAAAGGCACACGCCGAGCCGGAACGGAAATCAAATACTACAAGACGCCGCATTCCGGCGACACGCTGAAAGGATTCGGACTGTGAGCAAAGACAACGAAATCGTCAACGACATCATCGATGGACTGGCCCAACGGCTCGACATGCGCGTATACGACAAGTATCCGACCGTGAAGAACACCGGCCAGTATCCGCTCATCATCGTCACCCGCCAGAACGCGTCCGACATCACCCCATATATCCGACACTTGGACATCGCCGTCACCGTGGTGACACGCGAACTCTCAGGCGGAACCGACAACACGCTCAGCGCCGAAATCGGCGACGCATTGACCGACTGGTACAATCAAAGCCTGTGGGACATCATGGGCGCCCCGCTGCTCAACACCACCGACGTCCAGCCGACCAAAGACGGACGCACGTCCACCGTCTACGACTACCAGTTGGAGTATCTGAGTTGAAGAGCACACAGGAGTCGGTCGAAGACCTCATGGAAATACTTTCACCGGCCGCAAAAGACATCATCACCGACGAGCAGGTCAAGCAAGCCCAAGCTGCCGCGGCAAGCGGAGACAGGCATCTGGCCGGCAAAGTCTTGGGGGACATCTGGAAGCAGGTCGCGGAAAAATCCGCTGGATTGGAGTTAGAACGGCTCGACTCCGACAGTTTCGGCAAGAAAATAGGATGGCTCACAAGCCAGCAGCGTTCCGAGAAAACAGTCAGGGACTTCCTCGCGAAATACAAGCGCGAACTGGCCGTGCAGCCGATGCAGGAGGCGACAAACAACCTGTTCGCCATCGACTCGACAACGGAAGTCGTACGCGAAGCGGTAGGCGAAACATGCCAATGGTGTCTCGAACGGTGCGGAATATGGCACCCATACGACGCGAACCATTACGGCGTCTGGGCAAGACACGCCGGATGCGACTGCAAAATCTACGTAAGGAACAGCGCCACATGACGCCAACCATCAACAACATTGACCGTCAATGCCATGAAAGCCCGACGCGCCGCGCCATCATGAAAGCCGAAATGGTACGATGGTGTCGTGAACAACGACGCCAAATGGCCGAACAGTTAAGGAGGATTTATGGCAGGGAAGACTGAAGAAGCCCTCTCAAGCCGCATGGAACAGGTCAACGGACTCATCGACAAAGCCTACTCGGATATGGAAGAGTACGGGCGGAAAGCCGAAACGTCCGACGATGACCGCGAATACTATATGAGCATGGCAAGCAACGCGCAACGAAACTACGTCAGCTTCATGAACCTGCTCATGACCATGACAAAAAACTTCGACGAAGCAGTGAAGGTGGACTCGCACAAAAGCAGGACAACCGCCACCAAAGCGCCGAAAACCACTCTTCAGAAACTCGTAGCGAAGGAAGCGAAACGCTCATGACACTCACCATCGTGGACGAACAGACAATCTCATTCCCATGGATAGAACTCGTCAAGAACGCATACGCCATGCGCGTGCGCGTCACCAACTTCAGCGCGGTCGGCAAACGCAGCTTCACCCGCATCCTCTCCAAAGCGGTCGGCGGCGTCAACTCCTACTTTTTGATGCAGGACGGCGACCCGCTCAGCACCGACTACCTCCCCTCCACAGACCTGCAATTGGAAAAGGTCGCCGCAGTCGGCTTGGACGGACGCTGCTATGACGAGAACGCCGACGAAATCGACGAAAACCTCCGATGCCTCACCCTCAGCCATCCGCCAGTCACCGACCAAGCCATACTGTTGGCGCAACGCGCCATGGTCATCGAAGGACTCATCTCCCAAAACATCGAACACCTCATGCTGCCCGAACCAGTCGTGGTCGGCACCTCCCCCGACGTGGTAATCAAAGCCGACCCGAGCAAGAATCCATCCGACTGGACGAAATTCGACGCCAACGACGACCACGACACCATCGTCCGGCCGGAAGTCAAACGACTCAGCCAATGGGATAACGGACAGCTCAAAACCCTCCTGCAAAACACGGTGCTGAGCTTCCAGATGGAAACCGGACTCCCACCGAAGGACGCGCAGATTCTGGACACGCTCGGAGCGACCACCCAATCGTTGGTGTCTAACCGTGAAAGCTTCGTCAGCCGAATCTGTATCATCAAACAGGATTTGAACGCCGTGTTCGAACCATTGGGTATCACATTGGATTACGAGCTCACGTTCCCGCAGACCGCGCAGGACATCGCATCCATCGGCGACGCCTACGGCAAGGGCGCTGACGCCGACATCCTCAAGAAGTATCAGGTGGTGTGACATGCTGGTGAAGAATCCAAATTGGAGGGCGAACGTCCGCCCCACGTCCGACGTGGCAATCATGGCCGCGGAATACGTGAACTGGGGACGCGGCAACGCAATCCTCCCGTTCCAAGTCGAATTCCTGAACAACGCCTTCCAGCGCAAGAAGGACGGCACTTGGAAATACAAGCGTGTCGCGTTGAACATGCCGCGTCAGAACGGCAAGACGAAAATCCTCACCGCCCCAATCCTCTACTATTTGTTCGTGCTCGGTCTGAACGTGCTCGTCACCGCGCATGAGCAGATTGCCGCCAACAAAATCATGGAGGATTTGAAAGACGCCATCGATTCGAACCCCGAACTGAAAGCCGAAGTCACGCATTTCAGCACCACCATGGGCCGCGAGCGCCTACAGTTGAAGAACGGCGCGTTCGTCCGATTCCGCTCCCGCAAGAGCGCTTCCGCAGGCATGGGCGGCACGTTCGATTTGGTCATCTTCGACGAGGCTCAGGAACTCCGCTCCGAATACGAGGCGATGATTACCAAGACGCTGAAGACGCGCAGAATGGCGATGATAATCTACACGGGCACGCCGTTCCTCCCCTCATCCATTGGAGACACGTTCAACACGTTCCTCGACAACGCCGAAAACGACGACATGTCGTATGCGGTACGCTACGGCATCGACGACGAGACGGCGGACATCGAAGACGAGCAATTGTGGGCGCTCACCAACCCGCTCTATCCCGACGTGATTCCACGCGAAGCGTTCCTCACCGACGTGGCGATAGCCAAACAGGGTGGCGCGGACGGCCTCATCGACTTCCGCATCCAAGACTTGGGCCTGTGGTGGGCGGACAGCATCCCTCCCGCAATCCCAATGGACTTGTGGGACAGCGCCTACTCCGACCTTCAACATGACCGTGACACGCTCGTCTACGCGCTCACCTTCGACCCGACCACGAGCACGCTCGCCCTGTCCGTCGCCGCCAGTACCGAAGAGGTGACGGTCGGCTCGCAGCATTACGACAAGTGGGCGTACATCATCGGCGAAATCGTGGACGAACGCCCAACCACCGAATCATGGCAGTGGGTTGTGGATGAGCTGAAGACGCGTCCCCGCAAGACCACGCTCATCTTGGACGCTGGCGGGTTGAACAATCCGATAAGGGACATGCTGCCCCGCGGATTGAACGTCATTCAATTGACCGGCACCGAGTTCCTTGCCTCGCAGCAAGGATTCCTCGACCTGCTGAACGAGGGACGGTTCAAGCATACGAACAATCCGCAGTTGACCGCCGAAGTGCAGAACGCGCAGAAGCTCAAATCCGGTTCGGACGACCAGTGGAAGTTCGCTCCGATTCGCAAGAACGAAACCACGGCCGGCTTGAAGGGTGTCAGCATCGCCGCATGGTATCGTGGTGTCAACCGTCCAAAGGAACGCAAGGTCAGGGAGGTGATTGCCTGATGGGTAAGGATACTGGACTCTACCACCGCAACCGCTCCATCCTGCGCGAACGCACCAAGCGTACTGGGGCGCCCTGCTATTATTGCGGCGAACCGTTCTACTGGGGCCGCAACACCGCGCACCCATTGTCATTCACCGCAGACCATGTGATACCCCGCGCAGCCGGTGGCAGCGACAGGATGGACAATCTCGTGCCCGCCCACATGCAGTGCAACCGCGCCAAATCGGACCACATAGCAAGTCCCGCGACACGCCGAACGCGAACTGCGACGAGAAGGTGGTAGAATAAATACTGTTACGCAGCAATGTGTAGCTCCTCTCTTGTGATTCTGGTTTGCACAGCACCCCGTTTGACGAAAGTCAGACGGGGTGTTATGCTATGTCTTGGAGATGGTCGGTAGACAATCAGAGCTTCGTTCATCATGTCAAGACCGACCATCTCCACAAAAACGTACCGACTTGAACCGCCCAGCACAGTCGTTAAACAATGCAGGGCATACCCACGGGCGACCGTGGGGTCGAGGCGCACACAGCCGGAAACAATCGTGGTAGAGGCCGAGTCGGGGCCATGCAGAAGGCCGACACCATCCATCTCAACCACGAAAGGCAGTCATGTCCCTAGCGACAATCGAACTGAAGCCCGGCTTCGTTGACCGCAAGCTGATTTCCGAACAGCCCGCAGCCGGAGCCATCGCCAAGATTTCCAACAGCACCCCAATCGACCTCATCGGCACCCAGATGCAGACCATCGACTTCTCCGGCGAAATGGGCATCTTCGGCGAAGGCGCCACCGGCGAGACCGAAGCCGAAAAGAAGAAGTCTTCCAACGACGCCACCAACGGTGTCGTGACCATCAACCCCATCACTTTCTACATCTCCTATCGTTTCCCGAAGAAGTTCCTTCAGCTGTTCGGCGTTGACGGCGCCTACAATCCGACCGACGCCACCTTCCGCGCCGGTTCGCCGCAGACCATGCTTCAGAGCATCCTCGCGCAGCCGTATCAGGCCGGAATCCTCGACCAGTACCGCACGTATGTGAACCGCGCCATCAGCCGCGCACTCGACTTCGCCCCCATCTTCGGCGTCAACCCGGCCACCAAGGCCGCGTCCACCGTCGCGCGCACCAACGGATACGCGCTCGACAAGGCCGGAGACATCAGCTACACGCCGGGCACCGGAGCCGAAGCGGCCACCGCGTTCAAGCAGGCGGTGCGTCAGGTCGCCGCACAGGGCGACGCGTCCGCACAGGGCGTCACCACCTCCGCATACTTGGCCGCAATCGGTGACGGTCTCACCACCATTGGCACGCCGACCCAGTATGCGGCCGACGTTCCGCTCATCGGCAACATGGTCAACCTTGGCGGCGTCACCCTCGCAGCCTCCAACACCGTGTCCGATACAGCTGCGGCCACCGGCTCCGGCCAGCTGACCAAGAAGGTGCTCGATGCGGTCATCGGCGACTTCGCCAACCGTTTCGTCTGGGGAGCAATCCCGCTGTCCGGCATCGAAGTGTTCGACTCCGGCAACCCGGATAATTCCGCCGAAGGCGACTTGGGCGCAGTCAACAAGGTGATGCTCCGCACCGAAGTCGCAATCGGCTGGGGCTTCATCGGCGGAACCAGCAAGTTCTACGCCATCACCCACGCCACCGAGTGACATCATCCACACACATGGGCGGCGGAGACGCCGCCCATCCACTGATTAAACGTCAACAACGAAAGGAATTGAGATGGGCGCAAAGCAGTCTTCCGCAAACGTGACATTCTCGAAGCCGGGCACCAGTGCCAACAAGTCCGGCTATATTTGGGTCGCCCCACTGGGCACCGACATCCCCACCGACGCCACCACCGAACTGGACACGGCGTTCGTCGGCCTCGGCTACCTGTCCGAAGACGGTCTGACCGAACCGGCATCGTTCGAGCCGGGCGACGATATTGTGGCCGCTGGCGGCGATACCGTCGCACAGGCCGACCCGACGTTCTCCAAGACGTGGACGGGCACGTGCATCGAAGCCCTGAACGAAGACCTGCTTAAGGTCGCCTACGGCTCCGCCAACGTGACCGTCGAACAGGCATCCTCGTCGAAGGATGGCGTCATCACCGTCAAGGAGCAGGCCGGTGACATCGAGCATCATGTCATCGTCATCGATGAAATGCTGAAGGGTGGCCGCAAGCGTCGTAACGTGATGGCAGACGCCACCTTCCTCATCACCGGCGACATCAGCCACGTGCATACGGCTCTCGTGAACTTCGAGTTCACCATCACCGCCTATCCGACCGCCACCCAGCCCGCACAGACCCAGTACATCACCATCCCAAAAGCGTAAGCTCTCCGAATCCGACGCTGACAGTCACCGTATCCGACGATACGGTGGCTGACGGCGGCGCGATGTGGGTGGTTGGAGACTGGTCACAAACTTCGCCATGGTCACGCGATACCGGCGTGAAGATGGTCAAGGGTGCGGATGATGTCTATACTGGCGAACTCTCTCTTCCGAAGGGCACCAAGTTCGACATCAAGATTCTGAAATCCACGGTCTCCACGACGAGTGGTGGTAATAACACTTGGTCTGCGGTCAGGTATGCCAGCACTCTAAACATATCCGCTTCGCACGATTTTGGAGGGTTCACCTCCAATCTGATTCCCAACGGCAACTTCGACGAAGGGTTTGTGAAATGGACGCCTTCTTCTGTAATTACAAAAAACAGTGCGGCTAATAGTGCGCCAAATGTCGCAACCTTTTCGGCATCGACATCGACATCGGCAACGTCAGACGTGTTTACCATACCGCCTAATCAGACGCTACGACTCACGGGGTATTGCAGGGGTTGGAATGTTGGACAATCTGGCACGGTCTTGATACAGGTTGTTTCGCCACAACAGGAAGTGTTGTCAGAATCCAAGTGGGTGATAACCTCAGACGGTGGTTGGATTGCGTTTAATGAGACGTTTGCAACAGGCGGAACACCGTTGGAATGCAGTGTCAGACTGGTAAACAACAATCCCGGCTCGTCACTACTGTTCGACTCGCTCAGTCTCGTCAGTCCGTGACCAACATACCCCACGCCGACCACGGCGTGGGGTATCCTTATATAGAAAGGCAACGAAAGGAAATCCAATGACAAAACGCAAACCCACCATCACCATCGAAGACTTCAACGACGGATGGGCCGACGCCTACGCGAGACTCCTCCGCAACCGCAAATTCCAGCAGGCCATCCACAGCGACAGCATGGAAGACAGCGTGGAAACCGTATGGCTCATCGACAGGCTCATGCAGGACGTTCTGACCGAATCCAAGTACGAGCAGCTTATGGCCGCGGTTGACGACGACATCATCGACGCATGGGAATACTTGTCGGGAAAATTGCCGACAATTACGGAATCACCGTCGAAAGACTGACATATGCGATAAACCCGGACAAGTGGGACGGCCAAATACTGGCTGATTTCGCAAGCCAATACGGTAGTCCACGACAATACACCATATTGGAACGGGCGAAACTCATAGGCATGTTCGGAGCGACGGCCAGACTGCTCGACATCATCCAACAGTCAATGCTCGCCCCATACTCCGGCAAGGGACGGAAGCCGAAAAGCGTATTGCCGGAGAACCGGAAGAACACCAAGAAGGAGGATGATTACGAACTCGATTCGATGAACACTGAAGACATCGACAAGGCGTTGGGTCTTCGCCGAAAGGAACAATAGATGGCAAAGGGCAGCATCGCAACCGCATGGATACAAGTACTTCCATCGTTGGAAGGCTTGCAGTCCGCACTTGTCAAGGCAAGCAAGGGCGCGGTGCTCACCCCCGCCGTCCAGCCCAAACTGGCGTCCGGCACAAGCCGACTCTTCGCTTCGAACGGTTTGGGCATGTCCAGACTGTTTTCAGGCTCGTTCAATAAGAGCCTCAACCTGCAAGGCGGCGTGAAAAACGCGCTCAACGGCGTGTTCGCATCCTTCGGTTCCAGTGGTCGGCGTTCGGCCAACGCCTTCGGCAGCGGTTTTGCAAACCTCGACCTTAATAAGTATCTGAACGCCGCCGCCGCCATCGCCGCGGTCGCATCGGTCGGCAAGGCTGTCAAAACCGTCACGTCCGACATCATCGAAATGGGCAACCAGTGGGGGCAGACCACCGCCATGCTGAAAAACGCGGTAGGCGCCACCGGAGATTATAAAAGCTCGCTCGAAACGTCGCTTGAATACGCGAACAAGGTCGGCGTCACCACTGACGATTTCATCCAGTCGGCCGCACGTCTCCGCACGCTCGCGCCGGAAGTCGTGACCAATTACGGTGACGCTGCGAAGTTCACTAAACTGCTCGACGAGAACATGATTAGCACCGGCGCGTCCACGCAGGAAGCGTCCAGTGCCATGCGGCAGATTACACAGGCGTTGGGCAAGGGCATCGTCAACGGCGATGAGTTGAATTCCATCATGGAGAACTCGCCGCAAATCGCACGAATGCTCGCCAAGCATCTCAACGCTTCCGTAGGCGACCTGAAACAGTTGGGCAAGGAAGGCTCAATCAGCGGCCAAGCCCTCTACGATACTGTGCTTGAGAACGCCGACGCCATCGAAAAGCAGTTCGCCGCCATGCCCGTCACGGCAGACCGCGCGTGGAACAGCATCAAGAACACGATTGGCGCAAGGTCAGCGGAAGCCGCCACTGCATTGTCCGCGAATCTCGGCAAGACGTTGACCGCTATTTCCAATTCGGGCATGGTTGATACGTTCGGCGAAATGCTCGCAGGATTTGTGCCATTGTCGAACGCGGCCGCGACGTTGGCCGGAACGTTCGTCAACCAGCTTGCGCCAGCCGTCAACAAGGCGTTCAACGTGCAGCAGGTCGAACAGTTCCTCGCCCCGTTGACGAATCTCATCAGCCTGAACTCGCAGAACGCCAACCTCCTATCCTCCTTGAGCGACGCGTTGAACACGGTGGGTGTGGTCGGCGCCACCGTATTCTCCCTCATGGTCGCTACGAACGACCGGTTCGCATCCCGCATCCCGGTCATCGGCAACGCACTGGTCGGCGTGAAGAACACACTCGTCAAACTTGGTTCCAGCTTCACCGGCGTGTTCGGTGCCGCCGTGTCCGCATCGTCCGCGGTCATCGACAAGCTCGCGTCCATGTCCGACGCGATGGCGAAAACGCTGTCCGAATCGACGAAAGCGCAGAACGCGCTCGGCAAGTTCAACGTCGCGTTCGAAGACTTGGGAACGTACGCGTTCAGCTTCGGCGAGAAGGGTGCGGAAGGCTTCGACCTTATCCAGCAGGCCGCGACCAACCTGCGGAATGGCGTAGGACAGGCGTCCGACAATGTGAAGCTGCTGCAAAACGGTCTGAACGCGATGGGTGCCGACGCGGAAGCGCTTCCCGAAGCGTTCCTCAAAGCGTTCGAAACCCTCAATACCGAAGTGGATGCCGCCGCACGGAAGAAGGCCCCATCCCTCATCCAAGCGTTCCGCGACATTCGCGCCGCAGCTGACACCATCGTCGTGGATTCGAACGTCTACCGTTCGTTGGACACGGCCGGACAGAGCGCCGACATCTACCGTGACAAGCTCGTGCAGGTGGGCCGCGAATTCAAGGAGCTGACCGGCTTCAACATTCCCGACATGTTCCTTCCCTTGGTCGGTTCCGCCGTGTCCGCGTCCGACAGCATCATGCAGACGTTCGGCAATCTGAAGGCCGGATTGTCCAACTATGCCGCGAACACGGCGCAGCAGTGGGCGCCGGTCAAGGAGATTTTCGCCGAAGCCTTCTCAACCGCGGCCGCATCCGTCAAGACGAAGATGGAAGCCATGCGTGCCGACGTCGAATCCGGCGTGCTCTCCATGGTCGACAGCGTGAAAGGCAAGGCGTCCGAGTTCAGGACGGCGTTCGATGAGATGCTGGACACGACCGGTATCGGCGACGCCATGTCCCGGCTTGGGTCTGTGGTAGGCAATGGGCTTTCCTACGTCAAGGGCGCGCTCAAGTCGTTTGGCTCCGAAGCGGTGTCCGCGTTGTCGGCTCCATTCAATGGTCTTGCCGAAAAGGTTTTCGGCTCGTTCAAAGGGCAGAATCCGTTCGCCCCGTTGACTTCCGCCGCGAAGACGGTCGGCGCCGGACTGTCCGCCACGGTCGGTGGTGCCGTGTCGCGTCTTGCCGGACGGTTCAGCCCGTTGGCGTCCGCTGGTAAGGCGGCGTTCGCCACCATCGGCTCCGCAGCGTTGAAGGTGTCTTCCGGCGCGTTGAAGGGCTTCAGCGTGGCCTTGAGGGGAGTCGGCGCGGCAATCGGCAAGATTGGCGGCATCGCATCACAGTTGGGCGTGACCGGCGCGATATTCACCGGTTTGACGACCGGATTCCAGACGCTGTTCAAGCTCGACCCGTCCCAGATGACAGGCAAGTTCGACGAATGGCAGAAAAGCCTCGACAACACGCTTACCGGCATCCAGACGAAACTGCCCGCCATGGCGAGCGCGTTCGCCGCAGCCCTCCCGCAGATGGTGGCGAGCGTCACCGCGGCATTGCCGGGCATCGCCAACGCGCTCATGAGCGTTGGACAGACGCTCGCACCCACGTTGATGACGATATTGCCGCAAATCACCCAAGCGTTCTCAGACATGTTCGCCCAACTGCCCGGCTTCATCGCCACCTACGGCCAGCCGATGTTGGAAGCGTTCGGCATGCTGTTCGCGACGTTGGCGGGCCAGATTCCGTCGCTCATGACCTCGCTCGGTCAGGCGTTGGTGGCTGGCGTTCAGGCCGCGTTCAGCGCAATCAGCGACAATAGTGGTGCTATCGCCGGATTCATCAGCGGATTCGGCGCGTCCTTGGCTTCCGGCCTCCAAACGTTGGGAGCCACTGTGGTGGCTGTGCTCCCGTCCATCGGACAGAGCATCGCCGCCGCGCTGCCGACGCTGATTCCGGCGTTGATGTCCGCGATTACGAGCGTGATAACCTCGCTGGCGGCAGCATTGCCGGGCATCGCCGTAGCCATCATCCAACAGCTGCCCGCCATCATCGGAGGCTTGGCGACCGGCATCGTCAACGGCCTGCCGACACTGCTGGGCGCCTTCATTAGCGTGGTGACTAGCATCGCCGCGAACTTCCCACGCATCTTCATGGCTGTTGTGGGAGCAGTGCCCGGGATTATCGGGAACATCGCCCGACCGTTCGCCGGATTGGGTGGCCGTATCCTCGGCTTCATCGGGGACATTCCGAGCAAAATCATGGGTCTGTTCGCCGGAGCTGGCTCGTGGCTGGTCAATTCCGGCGCCGCGTTGATGAACGGCTTCAAGCAGGGTATCCTCAACGCGGTCGAAAGCGTGGAAAGCGCGGTGAAGGGCGCGTTGCAGAAGGTTCGAGACTTCTTCCCGTTCTCTCCTGCTAAAGTCGGCCCGTTCTCCGGTTCAGGCTACACCAGCGTGTCCGGCGAGCATCTTATGCGTGATTTTGGCAAGGCCATCGGCGCCCAAGGCCCGTTCGTGCGCGGTCAGGTCGATGACGTGCTCGGCTCCTTGGATTTCGACCAGATTGACGCGACCAATCTTGGCATGGTGTCGGCTCCGCAGCTTAAAGACTATACTGGAATGGTGTCGGCTGGCGACCAGCGGTATGCTGGCGGCGTCCACATCGACAATGTGGTGGCAAGCCCGTTGAGCGACGTGGAACTGGTGGCCCGCCGATTCGGATACGCTTTGAACAATGAGATGATTGGAAGTGTCAGACCTTGAGCACGATAACCGTCACCGTTGGTGACATCACGCTTTACGGCGACGCCGGACACGAGTTCACACTGGTGTCCATGAGCGGTTTCGACGATTTGCCGTCAGCCAAGACCGAACAGGATTCTTGGGCTAGGGCTGACGGCAACGCCATTCCCGGCACGACGTATTATGATGGGCGCACCATCACCGTCAACGGATACTATGCGACCAGCACGGTCGAAGACACGGACGAGATGATGCGCCGTCTTCGCGGCATGGCTGGTCGTTTGGTTCCCGTCACCGTGCAGAAGGGCGCCGGAATCGCATTGTCATGCGATGCGGAACTCAGGTCGATGACCGTGGACGAATACCGGTATCGCGGGAAGGCCGCGTTCCAGATTGGACTGCTCGCGCCATCCCCCTACCTGTATGGGCCATTGCGCTCGCAGACGGTCGGCGTGCCGACAGACGGCGAAGGCATCACCGACCCGCTGCTTGACCCACTGTCCGAAGGCGAGGTTGGTAATCCGGGACGTGTCGCCATCACAGGAAGCGGTTTCGCGCCGACGCATCTTGTCGTGAAAATCAGAGGCGGACTATCCGAAGGCGTGCGCATCCACTGCATCGAGACGGGCGAAGCGGTCGAATTCCACCGTCAAATCAACCCCGACGAGACGATGGTGTTCGATTTCGACGATGAGCGTGTCCTGTTCCAGAACCAGTCGGATTTGAGCATGTTCTTGACCGAAGAGAACTGGTTCCGTCCTTCGGGCGATGCGACGATACAGTTCACGCCGTTGGGCGTGCAGTCGGGCGAGCCGTCGATGACGGTCGAATGGAAGGAGGCTTGGAGGTGAGAATCTATCTCGCGGATTTGTTGACCGGACGCCGCATCATCCCGCTTCCGCACACGTCGGCCGAGTGGGAGATGAAGCTGAACGACACGGATTCGCTCACCGTCAAAGTGCCCATCTACGCTTCGTCCGAAGATACGCGCGTCCAATATATCGCCAACGATGCGCGACTGTTGGATTTGAGGAACACCGCGGCCATCGGCAAGACCGTCATGGTTGCTGAGGATGATGGGCTGACGGTCGGCGGAGTGCTCATGCGACGCGACTATGACGCCGATTCGGGCATCCTCACCTTGGTCGCTTCAGGCATGTGGACGTATTTCGACCACAGGACGATTCTTCCGGCGAAGGCGATGGGCAAAAGCCTCATCAAGTCGGACGGTTCGCCGGACCCTCAATACGACACGCACTACAAGAACGTCACATGGAATACGGTCGCACGCAATCTCGTCGAACAGGCGATGAGCTGGCCCCACAGCAGCGTGCCGGTCGTGTTGGAGGCTGCGGAGGTCGGCAAGTCCGAAGCGAACTATCAGGCCGTAGACCTCAGCTATGTTGGCGAGGTGCTGACGAACATCACGAACTATCAGAACGGTTGCGACATCGGATTCTTCCCAACGCGCACGGCTGACGACTTGGGCTACGAATGGCATATGAAGACCGGCCATCCGCTGCTTGGCGGCGAAACCCACCATTTCAGTGCTTCGGCACTACAGCCGGGCATTGCATCCTTATCCGCCACGGATGATGGCGACAAGCTCGCCTCGCTGCAATGGTTCACGTCCGGCAAATCCGACGATAAGACGCTCGTTGTATCGGCTTACACGGATGTTCTGGAAAAGGCGGGTGCGCCGATTTGGGAGAGCGTGGATTCCAGCCATTCGACCGTGAAACTGCGGAACACGCTTCAGGCGTATGCGAACGAGGCTGCCGCCGTCTACTGGCAGCCGGTATCGTCCACTGAGGCGAAAGTGCATCGCGGATACCTGCATTCGGTGAATCAGACGCTCGCCAACTATACGGTCGGCGATTACATCAGGTTCACGACGAAGGGCGACTGGTATTATGTGGATGGCGCGCATACGCGGCGCATCACCGGCATCAAAGCCGATGAAAGCTCGAATTGGATTACGTTCACCCTTGGTGACGTGTTCGACGGTGTGAAAGTGACGGTGGAATGATGGAAATTGTCGTGCATCAGGGCGAGTCCGCTGACGGCATCCCCTTAGCGGCGGATGACACGGATGTGCTCGACGTGAAGAATCCGGCCCAAGCGACCAACAAGCTCGTATCCACCCTGAACGAGTATGGTCGGCGTCTGCGCGAATTGGAGAAGCCTTCCGGCTCGCAGTTGACTCAGGCGATTCAGAAGGTGTTGGACATCAGCGCGAACATCGACCAGACGGTGGCCGCGTCCATCAGCCGGAACTCGTATGACCGCGCGACCATCGACCGGAAGTGCAATGCTTGGAATTGGGGTGTGTTATCCACCGACCGTGGTGGCACGCATACGACGAACGCCTACAATAATCTGTTCACAGTCGGCCCGTGGCGTGCGGTGTGGGCGTTGTCGGACGGCACGATGGGCACGTCGCAGTCCAGCCGCAAGGTGAAGCAGGATTTCCTCAAGCCGGACATCACGTTGGAGCAGATGCGTTCCGTGGATTGGACGCTCTACCGTTTCATCGACGACGTGAACCAGAACGGCGACAGCGCCACAATCCATGTGGGCATGATTGCCGAAGAGTTGGACGACAACGGTTTGGGGCAGTTCGTCGAGTATAATGATGATTACGAGCCTGTTGGCATCAACTATCCGATGCTGGGCGTGTGGGCCATACATGAAGCCCATCTCGCCCATGACCGTATCGACGAATTGGAGTCGCGCCTGAAGGCGCTGGAAGGAAAGATTGATAATGGCATTGAGAAATAGCATCTTCGCAGTGTCCGGCAATGCGTCGTTTATGGATGCCCGCCGCGACATGAGCGGCCTGTTCGTCTGCGATAAGACCACGATGCTGCCGATTGCGGGCATCCTCGACCGCTCGCAGGACAATCTCGTCACCGGCAACAGCAATTCCATGAGCGTGACAGTGCATCCGTTCAACGCGGTGCTGAACCGTTACGGCGCGCTGCTTATCCAGAACGATGGAAACGTGAAAGTGCCGTTGAAGGCCGCGCCGTCCGCCAATTCGCGTATCGACGTGGTGTATGTGAAGCAGCATGAGACACGCTCGCCGATGTCGGATGATTCGGATTTTCCTGTGTTCGGCGTGGTTCCCGGCGTGGCCGCAGCGACGCCTGTGGCTCCTAGCGTTCCAGATGGCGCTTTGGCTTTGGCGCAAGTGCTGCTTCCGGCTGGCGTGTCGAACACGGCCGCGTCCGGCGTGGTCATCACGAAGACGTATATCGGTGCGGCCATGAAGGGTGACATGCTGCGTGTGCAGACTTCCGCCCAGCGTGACGCGCTCACCACAGTGCCTGAAGGCACGCTGCTGCATAACGTGGCCGATAATTGCGATTATGTCAGGAAAGGCGGCAAGTGGCGTGGGTGGAACATGCCGTGGCGTGACATTCACCTCGATACGAACAGGGTGCATATGTGGGCTTCTGGCGGTACAGGAAACATCGACCTGCTGAGCGCGAACATCAATCTGACCGGCTGGGGTTCGAAGGTGGTTGTTGGACAGGTGAATAACACCGCATTCTATCCGGCAAACTCCGAAGGCGTCTATGTGCCAACGAGAGACGGCTATTACCCGACCATTGCAGGCGTTGCAGACAACGGCAACGTGTACGTCGAATATGCTGGTGGCACTTCAGGGTCTCGCATCGTTTCCCCCATTTTCACCTACAATATCGGCTAAGCCCTCCAATCGGACTACGCCAGCTGGAAGGAGAAACTGCCGGAAAGCCACTCTCCTTTCACGAAGTCACGGTTCACGGTCGGACGGATGTTGACACTGTTGTTGATGACTTGCAGCACCACATCCTTGTTTGATGTGGCTAAATTCAGGTCGATGCCATTCGTCTTAAGAGAGTCAGGAAGGTCCATTACGTGCGAAGAATCCCAAGCTTTTGCGTTACGCCAATCTCCGGCGCGATTGAACCAGAAGGACCCGTTCGCAATGCCATTGTGGACAGTGCCGCGAATCTGCACAATATCCCATCCGGCAGTGTTTTTGTTGAGAAGGTTGCTCTCCGTGAAGCGTCCTTCGAACTTCCACTTGCCGCCTTTCCTGACATAATCGCAATTATCGGCTAGAATAGTGCCATATGAGCACTGATATCATCGTCGCCCTAGTGACCGGATTATGCGCCATCGTGGTCGCAGCGGTCACTTGGGTGCAAAACAGACGCGGCGACCTGAGCGAAGCCTACAGGCGGCTTTCTGAAGCCCAGTTGAACATGCAGCGGGAAATCGACCGGCAGGACGAGAAGCTTGCCGAATTCATTCAGGAACGCGACGAACTTCGCTATCAGGACGATTTGAAAACCTCATACATTCGTGCGATGGGGCATTGGCTGAACGAACTCTGCAAGGTTCTCGACCCGGGGTTTCTGAAACAGTATCCGAAGCCGAGGCTTCCCGACGCGCTGCGGAGTACAATAGAACCGTTGGCAGACGCCAACAGTAAGGAGCAGTGAATGTTGTTCACTAAGGATTTTTGGGTTGACACGTTGGAACGTGCAATCCGCACCGCATGTCAGGCCGCATTGTCGGCTGGCGTGGTCGGCGGCGTCGGCCTGTTCCAAGTGGATTGGCTGAACGTCTGCGGTATCGCCTTGGTCGCCGCCATTGCCAGCGTGTTGACGTGCGTGGCGTCGAGCGGCAAGACCGATTCAATCAGTCCGGCTTCCTTCGCAATGTCCGACAAGGCGAAGGTGACTGGCAAGCATATTAAGGATACGGAGGTTTCCGAATAATGAGGATTGTGGACATCAGCAATTGGAAGGCTGACGTTGACGTTTC